ATCTAGCAATCCTTTCAGTAGTTTCAAAGATACCATGAATTACTGCAAAAGGAGCTCCAAACCTAACGAATGGTTTTGTTACATCGCTGGCAATAGATAGAAACTCAATTGCACCAGCTCCTCCTAACGGTATCTTATCTTCTTGTCTAGCGTTGATGCGCTCTGTTAAACTAGTATAGTAAGCATCATTCTTGTTATACTGTTGATAACGCAAATCACGAATGACTTGACTAGGTGTTCTTGAATCAAGATACTGTTGGCGTTCTGCCTTCCACTGATCTAGATTCATGCAGTTGGCCCGCCTTCTGCTGTGTTGTTCATAGCATTAGCCAAGCGAGTTAAGTATTCACCTTCACTATAGTTAGGGTCTTTACACAAGAATCTAACACTTACAGGAGGCCATTTGCATTGAGTTTGACCAGCCAAAGGAAGATTAGTGAACTCTGGAATGCCAATGAATGATTGATTTTTATTCATGACTATTCTGTAACAATGAAGTGAAGGTCCAGTAATTGCAGCTAGACTTCCCCAAGTTGTAACTGAATCTAATACTGGCATTCCCATTATAGTACTGTAAGGGCTTGACACGGCTGGAATTGGAGTTAGTGATCCACCAAAGGTAGGGCTTCCTTCATATTCTCCCGCTGTATTAGCAATTAATCCACCATTGGTTTGTGTTGCACCTAGGGACTGACTGTACGAATACATTCTTTTCTCAGCAAAGATACACTGTTGAAGAGTAGGCCATCCAGCATTACCCGAATAGTCACCATTTCCTTCTGCTCTATCTAATCCCATTGATCGAAGGTCTTCCATTAGACCAACATTCGTAACGAGTCCGCCTGTTCTCAAGTTATGATTGTTCAGTGGTCTTGAAAAAATGTAAATGTATTCTTCTATCTGATCGTAGTTATTACCGTTAGTTGAAAATCCTAAAGGTACAGGAGAAGTTCTCTGAACCGCAACATCTACTGGCATCATTACTTCATTATTGCGAGCCATAAAATCTAGATCTAAACGCTCGTATTGAATAAAAGAACCAGTACCATTCTCGTTTGCTTGAATTAAATTAAGCATTTGTTGAAGACCGTTGCCCGATTCATTCATTGATGTACACCATGGTTGAGCAGCATTCCGTGAAGCTGCAATAGTAACAGGACCAAAGTCTACATCAATCATTCTAGTATCTTTGTCAATAATACGAGCCATCTAATCACCTCTTTCCTTTAGCCTTCTGTTGTCGCTTGTAGGCTCTTGACATCTTTGCGAGGTCAAGCATTCCTTTTCGCTTTCCAGACTTAATTCTAACTTGATTCGATTTCTTCCCGATATATTTCTGCCAAGCAGACTTAGTAACCTTGCGAGCCTTCTTAACACCAGCAACAACAACTCTTTCACCTGCCTTCTTTGCTTCCTTGCGTGCTTGTCTCTTAGCACCTTCTACAAACAGTTCTCGCAGCTCGTCGAGAGTTCCTTCTACTTTTACCAAGTAGATCACCTTCAAGCGACATTGCCAGTCTGAGTTAGTACAAGTGCCATGTAGTCCTTAGCGGATGGAGTAACAATACGACCTTTGATTCTTAGAGTGAAGTCCAAAGTACCAGTGCTTAGTTCGTTGCGGCACCATAGAGTCTTAGATACGATCAGAGGTGTTAGAGAACTAAAACTCTCTTGATGAAACATTCCTAATGTAGCTGTATCGTAAGTCTTACGAGCGACATACAATGAAGTACGATCTGCGTGACTAACGAAAGCCTGTATGTTAGAATCTGCTAATTGGAAGATTCCTTCTACATCAGAAGCTGGGAACGCTTGAGTTGGATCTAGAACGATGTCTAGTTCGTGAACTTCAAACGCTTGGTTATCTGCAATGTCGACATAATCAGTCATGTCCAATGCTGTGTTTGCTGCTACTGATGATGATGCTAGTTCGATGTATATTTCAAAATCCTTGGTGGATGCTTTTGCCATGCTTTACTTTTTACACTACTAGGTATATATATTATTTTGAATCCTAGTCTTGAACATCTGGGCCGTCTTTGGCGTGAATTGGGGCGCAGCCTCAACTCTAGCCCTCCCGATCTATTTTCTTCAGTTAATTATTTATTAACAGCCGAAATGGGACAGTCATGGGAGAGATGAAAACCATAATTTCAGCGAATATCCCAGTCAGTTTGGCTGAGGATCTAAAAGGAAAAACGAAGGGAACTAGGAGTAGAGTAATTACTCGTGCTTTGAGGGCATATCTTAACGATAAAGATGCCTTTGATATTACTGATTATTCTTCTGAGAAGTTGTTGATTGAACTAATTTCTAGAAGTAATCTTAGTGAAACACATAGAGGAATAATGCGACAGATCTATTTGGAAGTGAAACAATGAGTGATTCAGAATATGTTCAATGTGAATACTGTGGCTGCGATTATCTATGGCCGGAAGAAGTAGATTCAAATGGTAAATGCAAAGCATGTATCGTTAATGATTGTCTACATAAAGAAATAGTTAGGGAATATGAAGGAAGTAATGTCCATCGTGTCCGTTTTACAGAACATTGCATCAAGTGTGGAGTATTTAGAGAAATTAGATTATATTTCCGCCAAGGTAAAACTAGTGATTGGGATCACGAAGAAGTTTCGAAAGGAGACATTCATCAATGAGCTACGCTGAGAGATTAAAGGAAAGTAGAACTCAACAGTCAATTAGAATTGCAATGGATCACAAGTTTGCTTGCAAATGTTATCACTGTTTATTCTGGCTATCTTACAATTGTCCTAGATGTTCACATGAACAACCTAGATGTTGGTGTCACAAAGGCGATGGATCTAACATGCGTTAGTCAACAATACCAGTCTTTAATCTAGCAATCCTTTCAGTAGTTTCAAAGATACCATGAATTACTGCAAAAGGAGCTCCAAACCTAACGAATGGTTTTGTTACATCGCTGGCAATAGATAGAAACTCAATTGCAC